CCCTGAACAAGCGTATAACTGGATTCGTCACGACCTCCGAAGAGGTAATAGGTATTGCTGTGGCCGCCGACTGAAATAATCAACTTATTCTCGGCGCGCCGCTCTGTTACCTTGAAAAGGCCCTCAAGCCAGGAGGGCAAATGCACGATCACATTACGGCGCAGAGACTCGATCGTGCGGCCGCAAATGGCGAAGCTCTCATTGTTGAAAGAGTACATGCTCCAAAGGATAAAGCCGACTGCCATTGAGACGGTCTTGCCCGATCGAATGGAGCCGTCGCAGAGAATGCCGTCATAGTCTGCAAACTCAGGTCTCTTCCACCACGTCAGCGTCAACGTTTGCCGAGGACTGAATCTCTGGTATTTCATTTAGATCGATTCCCCCCTCTGCAGCGCCGGCGATCGCCTCAAAGAGGTTATTCTTCTGCGTATCGCCCTCTGGATTCGTCCCATCAAAGAGACCGAGATATTTACCAAGCATCTCGAGAGCGCGAGCCTTATCAGCGAGTTTGACCTCTACGCCATACATACCCTCCTTGACAGAGGCGAGAGCTGCCAGCTTATCAGCGGCCACGTCGTCAGAATCTTTAATGAGAACGCGGCCGCCTTGAATCGTCAAAAAGTCGGTAGCCTTCGCGAAGCCGATCGAAGCGAGTTCTTTCAGGACACGCTCTCGCGTGATCTCGAGCTTTTCAGCCGCCGACTTTTGTCTTTTTTGGATTGCAGCTTGAATTTCGGGTTTCTTCAAATTTGAAACGCCGATCGAGTAAGCCGTCTTTTTGCTATATCCTGCACGGATTGCGGCTTGCGTCGCATTCAGGTCAACAAGGTATTCATCGACAAACTTTTGCATCTTCGGAGTCATTTTGCCTGCCACGCTCACCACCTCCAAACGCAGCAAAATGAAAAGAGCGACTGTTTCCAGCCGCTCTTCTTCAGGAGGAAGGACAATGGCCGTGCTCGCCAAAACCTTCCATACTGTTATATCGTGTTTGACTATGAATTAGTGCGCTTTAGTCCAAATTATACATAATACCGCATTTATGCCGGAATTAGTACGCTTGCCGCTTCCTGCAACGCAGATAAAGCTCTGCGGTGAAGCTCCTGAGTCCATCTGAATGTATAATTCATTCTGACGGCAATCTCCTCCCACCGCAAGTAACTGAGATACCGAAGCTCGAGGACGGTCTTGAAGTTCAAGTCCTCAACAAGCTCCTTGATAATCTGAGAGGTCTGCCGCTCAAAGTCGGCGATCTCCATGATCTCGCCCTTGATTTCCTCCTGCAGCGTCACGATCGCAACGACGCAGTTCTCGGTCTTGCTCGTGGGATAACCGCCGCCGCTCGAAGCGTTCTCGGGATTTGCCGTAATAGACTCGGCGATCTGCCGCCACTCCTCAATGCGTTCTTGCCTTGCGGCAATACGCTCCTTTGCACGATAGCCTCGGTTGAGTACAGCCATAGGGTCCTCAGCCAACGACTGCAAAAGCTCTTCTGTCATGTTACCTCCTTGATTCTAGCCTTAACCGCCTCAAGCAAGGCGTTTTGGCCTGCCTCTTTGTCTCGTAAGACAATATCGTAAATACGTTCGTCGATCGTACCTTTTGCCATAAGCGTGTGAATGAGAACCGTCTCAGCTTGTCCGCGCCGATGAAGGCGCTTGTTCGCCTGCTGGAAGAACTCAAGATTCCAAGTCGGGCTATACCAAATTGCAATATGACCGCCAAATTGTAAATTAAGGCCGTGACCGGCGCTTGCGGGATTCGCGAGAAGAATCGGAATCTCCTTAGCGTTCCAGCGCTTGACGACATTCTCCTCTTTTACATGAATGGCCTGAGGGTACCGCGCTTGCAGCCGATCAAGCTCATGCTTGTAGTTGTAGAACACCAAAACAGGTTGACCGTTCGCCTCTTCGATAAGCTGGTCTAAGACCTCGAGCTTTTGGTCATGGACGATCTGCGCTTTGCCATTCTCGTCGTAGACCGCGCCGCCGGCCAACTGCAAGAGCTTATTCGTCAAGATCGCGGCCGTTGCCGCGTCAACGTCTCCATCTGCAAAGGGCAGCAGCATAGTCCTTTCAAGTTGTTGGTACATAGCCGCCGCTTTTTCTGAGAGCTTGACCTCATGGGGAATCGTGAGCCGCTCAGGAAGGCCCGTCGTTTCCATGCTGATACAGAGATCGCTCAATTTCGCAAAGATCGCTTCACGGGCCCCATCTTTTAGATTCCAGTCATAGACGATTCCATTCGGCCCACGTCTGCCAGGCATGAAGTAAGTGTCGCGATAGGCCGACAACGTTCGACCGAGCCGCGCGCCTTCGTCCAGGAGATAGACCTGAGACCAGAGATCGAGTAGGCCGTTCGGGGCCGGCGTACCTGTAAGGCCGACAATTCGATCGATATATTTTCGGACTTTCCGAAGAGCCCTAAAGCGCTGCGCCTTACTGGACTTAAAGCTCGATAGCTCGTCGATCACGACCATATCAAAAGGCCACTTCTTCTTGTAGTAGTCGACGAGCCAAACAACATTTTCACGATTGACGATATAAAAATCGGCGTCAGTATGCAGCGCGTCAATTCGCTCCTGCGCTGTGCCGATAATCAGAGAATAAGTCAGACCCTCAAGCTGGTCCCACTTCGCCAGTTCGTCGGGCCATGTCTCTCTCGCGGGAAGGAGCGGCGCAATCACAAGAACCTTGCTTGTCTCAAAATAGTCCCGCAGCAGTTTCTCACATGCCGAGAGCGTGATCGCCGTCTTGCCGAGGCCCATATCGAGGAACAGGCCCGCGGCCTTATGCTCAAGGACAAACTTCTCAGCAAAAGCCTGATAGGGGTAGGGCGTGTATTTCATGCCTGCACCCCGATCTCAATAAGCCGCTGACGAAAGACGTTTGCGTCGTCGATCAGCCAGACATGACAGCCCAAGCCCTCCAAAATGCGAAAGACCTTCTTTTGCTGCTCGCTCCGCCCGTCGTTCAAGCCTGGGCGCTTGAGCTCGACAAAGATGATATGGGGCCCAGGTAAAATACAGATTCGGTCAGGCACGCCCCGACGTCCAGGACTTACCCACTTCCAAGCCACGCCCCCGAGGCCCTCGACTTGTCGGCGGATATTCCTTTCTACTGTTGATTCTTTCAAAGCTACCTCCTACAGCAGTTACAGCGAAAACAGCGCATTTTCTATATAGGGCATTGTAATTAAGGATTTATAGGTATATATGGATATATTTTCCTCTTAATTTTCTTAATTTTTTACCCTTATATAGAAAATTGTTTATTTTGCTGTAACTGCTGTTTTGCTTGCAATCACTAACTTTTTTGAACAGCAGTAATTTTTGGCAACTGCTGTAACTGCTGTAAGCTAAGGCCACCAAACTGCTGTGACTCCGCTGTAAAAATCGGGGCGTTCTGCTGTAAAATCCTGGGGTTCTGCTGTTAAAGGATTTTGGCAAAGCCCCTTTGTTTTCCATAGATCGGGCCGCAATCAATGCTCGACCAGGAGCGCCAGCCAGGCAGTCGCTTAAGCATAGAATTGATCTCGCGGGCCTGCGCCGGTGTATAATCACGAACCGAGCCGCCAAAAAGCTCTCGCCAAATCTCCATAGCGCATACATACCTGCGAGGTACTGTCCCTTGCGCCTGTTCATCGGAAAAGCCGTCCGCCCAAAAAGCGAGCCGCTGCTCGAGGTCTCTCGAGGCCCAGTCTTCCGGTAAGAGCGTGTTGACGAATTTCTCAATAAGGCTCTGCTTGCCGTTCATCTCAGTATGCTCGTCCTGAATTGCACGAGCCTCAGCCTCGATCTTCGCGTCATTCAAGTACCAAACCTCGCCGGCGTTATACCGAACCATGATCTCAGCCCATACCTGATCGACGATCTCAGGCGTAAAATAGTCGCCTGTCTCTCGCCCCTTGTCCGTGACAGTAACAGGCCAAAAACGGCGGCCGCCTGTTGCGTCTCGCAGGAATTCATCATCGTTGGTCGTACCAAAGAAGGCGCATTGCCGCGGGCGCTCTTGCGTTCGACGAGCGTACGCCGCACGGTAGCTGTCCGACTGCTTAGAGACAAACTGCTTGATCTGTTCGAGCTCGGCCTTTCGGGTCGCAGCCATTTCTCCCATCTCAATAAGCCAAAAACCTTGAAGCTGTTCGTACGCCTCTTTACCTTGAACAGTATAGAAGGAATCAGAAAACCAGGACTTACCGAGCTTGGCAAGGGTCGTAGACTTGCGGCAGCCCTGAGGACCAACTAAGACAAGAATGTGATCGTGCTTGCACCCAGGCTGCATCACGCGAGCAACCGCGCCGATCAAAGCCTTGCGGGTGACCGTTCGCGTGTACTCAGTATCTTCGGCGCCAAGGTAGTCAATGAAGATCGCGTCTGCACGGGGCGTTCCGTCCCAAGTGAGCCCCTCCAAATATTCGCGGACAGGATGCCGCGAGCACTTGAGCATGGCAAGCGCAACTGCGTCAACGATCTTCGAGACATTTGCGATCGTGTAACGCTTTTCAATGTAATTGCGAAGACCGGCGTCGTCGACGTCGTTCCAAGCGTTGGAGATTCGAGCGCTGAGCTTAATCCATGGCAAATCACCACAGACGGTCATGCGCTCCTTAAAGGTGTCGTAGAAGTAACGGCCCTTTAAGCGGCGGTCGTTTTCCATGATGATTCTGACGTTCTCAATCGTGGCCTCGCATTTGCCCGTTTTGGTAAGAGTCAGGTCGCGGGTCCAGCTCATGTCCTCTTCGCCTTCATCGGCGGAGGCGTCGTCCTCATCAAACTGCTCGCTGATCTTCTGTAAGCGCTTTCTTGCAAGCTCCTCGCGAACCTCAGGAATCTGCAATGCCTCGTCAGCCATTGCAACGAAAGACGGGAGACGGCTGCTTGGTGTTCCAGGCGCGGCCGCGTCATCCTGATTGCCGAATAAGTGAATACGGACAAGGTCAAAAGCATTACAGAGTTTTCCGCTTGCGGGGTCCGTGCCATGATGTGAGTACGCGAAGAGACCGTTATCGTAAAGGACCAAGCCGCCGGTCGTAGAGCCGCCCTTGAAGGTATAGCGACCGTCATCGCATTTCTCATAGACGTCAGGCAAGAACTCTTCGATCGCGTCCTCGACAGAGTATGTACTGCAGAATGCGCCGACGACGCCGTCCTTTGCGGTAGGGTCTCCTTGCTTTTTAGCAAGTCGGTGAAGAGCCTCGGCCCGTCGTGAGGAAACAGGCCACTCTGCGGGGTCATGCCAGTCGACATAGCGCTTGAGCTGCTCGTCTACGTCAAGCCAAGGGCCATCGGAAAACTCATACCGATACTCAGCATCATAGGAGAGCGAAGGCCAGTACATAAGCCGATGCGGCTCATAGGTGGTATCGTCGCACATGTCGATACCGATGTCTTGCGCGATCTTTCTCGCAACTGCAGCATACTCTTCGGGCGAGACTGCACGCGAGAGCGGCATAACCAGTCGAAGACGTGGGGCGTCTGGGCGGTGACTGTGCGTACTATAAAGGACAGCGGCGCAGCCAAGAACCAGGATAACCGTGTCCCAGGGGTCAGCGTCGGCCGGTACTTCATCAAGGTCTAAGGTCAGGAGCCGGCGCTGAGTGATCGCGTCAGCTTTACGACGACCGCCTTTGAGCACGCCGCCGACAAAGCCGCCAACGTCTTTGATCTCGTCGCGCTGAGCCTTCGGCAAGGCCTTATATTCTTTCGCAGACTCCTGTGTCCGTTCAGGGATTTCGAGACGGTTGACAAGCTGCGACCACATGAGATCGCGGTTTTGCCACTGAGTAGAGCGCCGAGATTGCCCGACCGCAATCGTGATAGGACCGTCGTACTGAACTGCTGTCATTCGTCAATCTCCCTTCGCACAACTCTTAAAATGCCTGCATTGCGAATCATTCTGTCGCACATATTGCAGGGCTTTGCCTCAATCCATTTCTTTGTCCTGGGGTCATAGCCGACCAGGTAAAGCGTAGAGCCTTGGAGCTCTTGCCTTGACGCGCTGATGATCGCGTTTTGCTCGGCATGAACCGCCACGCAAGAGCCGTATTGCGAACCGTGCGCGGCAGCGGTTTCATCAAGCGGCAGCTCGTGCGATCGGCAATAGCAAACGCCGGTATCACAGCAATTTGCCTCGCCGCGCGGAGAACCGTTGTAGCCGGTCGCGATGACTTCATCGTTTTTCACGATCACCGCGCCATAGTGTTTTCGCAAGCAGGTCGATCGCGCGGCAACGGCCGCGGCAATGCTCAAATAGTATTCATCTTTGCTGACTCGTTCCAAATGAGCCACCTCCGTTTCAGCTCCTCCTCCCAGGGCTGAAGCCCCAGGAGGAAGGGCAAGATTTTATTTGCCGGTGGAGCCGAACGCGCCGTTACCGCGAGCCTCGCCGAGATCAAGCACGAAGTCAGGAGTCACGACCGGCAGTACGACCAACTGGCCGATACGGTCGCCGCGGTAAATGTGATATGCCTCGTGACCGCCATTGTGAATGACCGCGTGCATTTCTCCGGTATAGCCAGGGTCGAGCGGGGGAAGCTTGCAGTCGACGCCCTTCGCAGTCTGGCTCGATCTGGGGAAGATGAACGCGCCAAAGCCGGCAGGAAGCTCAAGGCCAAAGCCGAGACCGATCACGGCAGAGCAACCGACCTCAATGATACGGTCTTTAAGCGCATACACGTCTGCGCCGACATCGTTCGCATGTGCCCGCTTAGGCTGCATCTCCGAAGGAACGCCGTAGTCGAGGAGCTTAACCTGCATTGACCGCGCCTCCTTCCTCGTAAAGAAGCGGGAACTCAAGCCGCAGTAGCTCGCCAGGCGTTAAGTACGGCATGGGATTCTGACAGCCCATTTTGCCCTCTTTGCAAGCGCCCCTCATGCAGAAAGGGCCGGTCGTTGCTCGGGAGAAAAGCAGCGGGTTCAGCTTATAGAGCTCGTCCCAAACCTTGAGCAGAACCAGACGGGTCTCGGACGTATTGCGCCGGCAAGTACGCTGGCCGATGATGTGCTTCCACTGATAGGGCGTCGCGCTAATAAGAAGGACATTGCGAAGACCCTGCGGAGCCATATAACCGGCTGCGTCATTGTCAAGGCCTTGCTTGACAGCCTCGGCATAGTTTGCCATATTCAGCTTGCAGGAGGTCAAGTAAGTCTCCTCTTCGCCGCGCGCCATGACCTCATAGGGAATCGCGAAGGCCGCGTCGTCCGAGTAGTCGCTGTACTGCAGCGAGGCAGACATGAACTTGACTTCGTTCTGGTGGCGTGTGATCTGCGCCAGGAAGCGCCGGCTCGCGCCAACAATGACAACGTTGATCGCGCCGAACTTCTGAATCGTCGGGTGCGGCAGCTTTGTCATTGTTGTCACCGTGTCCTCGGTGTAGCTCTTGTTGTAGAGCGCCATGAAGTCGTCCAGACTTTTGATCTTATGGCCGCGCTGCGTGAGACGCGCAGCGCAAACCATCATCTTCTCAGCCGAAGGAATAACTTCGGGATTTAAGACCGCAACTTCGATGCTTTTCATGCGGACCTTCCTTCCTCAACGATTGCTCGCAGAATCAGCAAATAGTTGATACTGTCGGTGATCTTCTCATTCCACTGCGTGAGCGGATAGGACTGACGAGAGCCGACCATATCGGCGACAGAAACGAGGTGCTTGCTCAGCATCCCAAAAGCGGCCTGCGCGGTCGTCATGTCCTGCAGAGCCGCAGCCTTCTTAAAATGCGCCAGACGGTCGACTTCAGTTTCGTCGGTCGCTTCTTCGGCGTATTCGGTACCTTTACCCATGAGGACGAGCTCGCTGCGAGAGAGCTGGTCAGTCACGATCTTGTCAAACTGTTTCAGATTCATTGTGTACCTCCTTCGGCATAATCAGCAAAAAGCTGGTGTTGATAGGAACTGCGAGCGCTGTCTCGACAGGCCGCTCCTGCTCGGCGATAAGACCGGACAGGTCAAAGCCGAGAGTCGAGAGATATTCAAGACCGAGCTTTGCGTTCGCGAGAGCATTGACGTTCAGCGCAACGTTGTAATAGGTCTTTTCGACCTCGCGCCGAATATCAGAAAAACGCTTTTTGAGGTCTCTGTCGACCTGCGCCTCGCGCAGCTCTGTCTCTTGCAGCTTTTCGGCCATAGGGACCCGCGCAAGAAGTACGTTGTGAATTGAGTACAGGATTGTACCCCAACTCATAGACAAGGGACCTGCAAGCTCCTCGTTCTTCTTGTGCCAGTCCATCATATAGTTATAGACTTCGGTCAGGCGCGGCTCGACATACTCAACCATCTCAGCGAACTTCGTACGCTCGAGCTTTTCCGCAAGCAGCGCGGCTTTTGCGGCGGTCTCCTGTGTGTCGACTTGCGCAAGGGCCTCGGTCTTTCGGGCCTCAAGCCATTTTAGTAAGATTTTCTTAGTCACTGTTCTTCCTCCAAATTAGTCCTTGCGATAATACTCGCACTCGTAGGCGTCGGCGCGAAGCGGCAGATTCGGGGCCCAGGAGATCGGCTGACCCATGAGCGCGCCAAGTTCTTCTGCAGAGCTGACGCCGATCGGAACCTCGCAAATCACTTCGTCGTGAACATGGAAGACGATCGGGAAGCCGGCGGCCTCAAGCCTAAACATAGCTTCAGCCAGGCAGTCACGGGCGGTAGCCTGAACGATATTCTCCACGAACTTCGGCCCGTAGGACTCAATACGGCCCCAGCCGCCCGAGGACTGAATTGTCCCCTCATAGGTGATATTGTCGTCGCCATCGACACGGGGCTTGACGTAGCTGAGCTCTCGGCCATTCGGCAAGCGCAGACGCATGAGCGGTCCTTGCTTGCGAAGTCTCATGCCGTGTGGCAGGTCGACAGGCGCCTGCGTCGTAATACACCGACGAACGGCTGCATCTGTGTCCCACCAGAACTTCGTGATCGACTTATTTGCCGCGCGCCAACTATTGACAATCGGCTTGAGCTCAGACTCTTCAAGGCCCATTGCCAAAGCGCCCATGCTCTTCATGGCGCCAACGGAACCGCCATAGCCCAAGGCAAGCTCAGCAATTTTACCCTTCTGACGCATCGGGTCACCTTTCTTGACAGACCCTTTCGGCAGGTGAAACATCTGCTCGGCCGAGGCCTCATAGATTTTGCCGTGCGTGTTGAAGACGTCCATGCGCCACTCTTCATCTGCGAGCCAAGCGAGCACGCGCGCCTCGATCGCAGAGAAGTCAGCCACGATGAACCTGCAGCCAGGCTTAGGGATAAAGGCCGTACGAATGAGCTGGGACAGCGTTCCTGCCATATCATCGAAGAGCATCTCGAGAGTCTCAAGATCGCCTTCACGAACCAAGCGCCGCGCCGCGTCAAGCTCGCTGTCCGGCATCTTGTTCTGCGGCAGGTTTTGCATCTGCACCAAACGCCCGGCCCAGCGCCCGGTGCGCGCGGCACCGCAGAACTGGGTCAGGCCTCGGATACGACCGTCAGGGCAAACCGTGCGGAGCATCGCGTTGTATTTTTCAGTTGAGGTCTTCGCAAGGCCCTGACGAATATCGAGCATCGCGTGGACCTCTTCATTATTGGTGCCGCTGCGAACGTCGCCGATCATTTTTTTATTAAGGCTCTCCACCTCAAAGCCAGAGACTTCCTCAATCCAGGACTTGAGCTGCGCGGCGCTCTTCGGATTGTCGAGGCCCGTCAATTCCTTTGCGGCATCAAGCAGCCGAGCTTTTACGATCTGGTCGATCGCAACCGCGTTTTCCGCGAGGACCGTATCAACGCCGACGCCGCGGTCGTTATGCTGGTCGATTATCCAGAGATCGTGCTCGCTGGGAATCACGGGGAACTTTTGCAGGCGCTTCCTGATCGCACGCTCCGTCACGACGTCCTGACGGTTATACTCAACATAGAGGTTCCACCGTTCGGGGTCATGGTGAGGAAGATTGCGCGTGCGCTCGCCGTTAACCTTTGTGGCCTTGCAGGGAATTGAGAAGTATCGAATCAAGGCCTTGCCCGTCTTCGACTTCTGCTTGTCCTCAGGCAAGCCAATCACTTCGCCAACAGCTTCCAGGCTGCCAGGCAAGCCAAGCTCACGGGCCATGACTGCGGTACAGCTCCATTGATCTGCAGGAGTCACGCGACCCATAAACGCGCTCAGACAAGTCCGTTCAAAAGACGCATTGAATGCTGTCTTGAGGATTTCGGGGTCATACAGGGCGTCCTGGAGCTCCTGGGGTAGCTTCTGGCCTTGCGCCATGTCGATAACCGCAACAGGACCGTCGTCCCAGGCATAGCCGAAGAGCAGAATCTCAAAATCAGGACTCGCCGCGTAAGCATAAACACCGGCTTTTTGAAGAGAGACAGAGGAATAGGTTTCAATATCGACTGCGAGAGTTTTCATGTGCTCGCTCCCTTCTTGCTATTGCGGGGGGGGGTAAA